TAAAACTTTCCAAGCGTAACGCATATTTAAATTTCCTGCAATGTTATTTTTACCTCCAGTATCTTCTCCTCCAGACATCAAACCTCCTGGACATTCAATTATTAAATCATCTACTAAAACTAAGGGACGATTTTCTTGTTCATGAAGTTTCCTACGCATATCGTCATCTGCTTGACACCAATTTGGATCTGTTTCTTGATAAATTCGATTATATATTTTATGATACCTTTTCAAAAATTCTTCTGGATGAGAAGAATCAAAACCTGTATAATCACAATTCATTCCTAAATTACCGGTTCTTAATAAATATTTATGTAATTTTGAATATTCTATAGAAGAAGCATTAATTCCTATCTTAAAAGGTATTGATGAATTAACTAAGGTTAGTAACGCCTGTGCCGCCCCATAATATTTCTTCATTGCCATGAAGTGATATAATGGCCCCATCTCAAAGATTCTTGTTCCACAATCTCTAATTTTCTTTAATTTTAATACTTCATCCTTTTTCTGCGCAACGTAAATAACAGCTGTTCGTCCTTCATTATTTTCTAAATAGTCTAAATACGAGTTTAAATCTGATTGTATCTGTTCACCATATTTGTTCTTTGCAAATTCGTACTTACAAGTGTCTAAATTAAAATAAAATGCATCTGCTTTATGTGTCATACCTCCACATTCATAAGAATGAGGATATCCGACTCCACTACTCATATTTAAACTAGGAGATGTACTATAATAACTACAACCATTAATAATTTCATCTGTTGTTAAAATTTTACTTTGCATTCCTACTCTGCGAATTCCTTCTAATAAAACTTCTGATAATTCTTCTACACATTCATCTAAATATTGCAAATTAATTGATTTTTGTTCTTTAGCAAACTTATTCAAACCTTTATAAATAATATTATAACACGGAACTTCTAAACGGGGATCTGTTTCTGACAAAATTGAAGGCTCGAACACTGTTTCATCATCAGTAGAAAAAGGGGAAGGATATATTTGTGTTAAATGACTAGAAAAAGCTTTATTACTTACAAAACTTCCATCTTTATAATTTCCAGCTCTACCAACACACCTAAGTGGTGCTTCTAATCCTAAAGGTAATTCTAATTCTTCAATTGTTGCCTGTTGGAAAGGTAAAACAACAATACTCTCTTCTTTAATTTCTTCTGTCATAGTTAGTTCTTCTTCCTCAAAATATAAATCTGATCTAAAAACTACTGATGTTAAACCATGTATATCGTCTGCTGCAACGTGTAAACCTAAAATCTTTTCTGGATATGCTGAATTACATATTAACATAGGACTTCCACAAAAACCTGCTTGTGTCTGAATTGGATGGTTCCCTTCTAAAGATTGAACATTATACAACAAACCATCTTTAAGTTTACTGTTTCTTATTTCTAAAACACGTTGTTCTTTTAAAGTAATCGGTTTTTCATAAATATTTCCTGTTGGTGACCTACAATATAAAGTTGCTTTAAAACCATCTAATGAATTGTTAACTCGCTCTTTCTGGAAGTACTTTCTAATATCTTTAAAATTAACTGATTTACCTATAACTTTAATTATTGCTAGATCTCGGACTACATCCACTGCTATTACTTTAGTACTATATAAAACATTATCAATTTTTACTTTTGCTTCTCCTGATAGATGACCTACTGTTAAAATGTAATTTTTATAAAAACCTTGCCCATAACAAACTTGAATATTATTAATATATAAAGGATAATTTTGATTCATTACAATATCAGCTAACTGCGCAGACTGTATATCTAAACAAGCTTCATTTTCCATATCTCTTTTCTTAACAGGATTTTTAAAAACGAAATTTGAATTTTTGTTAGTATTACTTTTAGGCTGTTTATTATTTTTATTAAGATAAGCATCAGCTGATGTTTCGTTACGTAATTTAAATTCGAAATTTGTGTTTTTCTTCGTATTAGTTCTAGGTTGTTTATTTTGTTTATTTAAATATGCATCTGCTGATGTTTCTTCGACGGGGTTAAAATTGCTATTTTTATTAAAATTTACATTGTTTGTTTTTGAAAATTGCGCATTATTTTGATAGCTAACTGGCTTTTGTGTAAATGATTGATCATAAACGTCATATGTTTCTTCACCTAAATTATTTTTATTTTTGGTACACAACTGTTTTATAGCTAATGCTGCAAATCCTGTTTTTAAGAAATTTAGAAAATGATCACAATATTTGACTAAATCGCGAGAAGGGGGTGTTAAATTAGTGTAATCTATAGTAACTAACTCTACATTTCGTTGTATATGACGATACCATGTTGCTACTCTACCTTCAACCTTCCATAAAAATTCTCCTTGGAAAAAGCATAAAACTTCATTTTGTTCATTAATTTTATATTCAAAACTATCATCACAAATACAGAATACAATTTTACCATCATCATCTGTTGTTAAAAAGAAAGCTTCGTCTTTTAATTTTATAACACAATCAAATTCTAAAGGGCTATCTATACGTAAAGAATTAAGCTGATTCAATCCATCTTCCAAATCTTTGCATAAAGTATAATTATTAAATACATCTTTAACTATTTGAGCAAAAGCTTTTGTGATAGTTCCATAAGGTAAAGTAGTTCTAATTATTTTTGTAATTTTCATTAATTCAAATATAGATTTTTGTGAAATTTCATCGACGTCTCTCCAATACATATCAAACTCTACTAAATTCTTGGCTAAATCCCTATTAATCTTTATACGAGGAGTACAATTATATGATATAACATTTTTAATATCTTTCTTTAAATTATCTTCAATTAATTTAGAAGCTCCAGTTACTTTAATATTAATTCCATTAACTTTAAATGCTACCATACGTGAATATAATGATTTATTATTTTCATCTTCAACTTCTTCTTTTGTATAATAAATAGGATTAGTAAGATATCCTTTTAACCAACCTGACTTCTTTATTGCAAACTCAACATCTATTTTAATACACCTTCTCATTATCGCATCTTTTTGGTCTAAAGTTAAAGTATCTAACCAAGCTTCAAAATCAGTTATGTTAGCCGTTAAAATAACATCCTTATCACCTACATCATATGATCTTAAAATATATTGTCTAATACTTTCACTAGTGTTTTGGATAGTAAACTCATCATACTTAAAATCTCCATCTTCACGTTGTGGATTGAATTTACGGGCTAATGTAGTCTTACCGGTACCTGGGGCTCCTATTAATAAAATAACTTTCTTTGACTCTGCTTCATTCTGTGATATTGCTGGGAAGACTGTTTGTTCTTCCATTAATTGTCGTTCTTTTTCTGCGTCAAAAATTCTCTTACATTTGGCTAAATAAGCAGTATTATTCGCAACTTCATGTTCGTACAATCTATCGATAATTACATCAAACCGCTGTGTTGGTACCTCTACTCCATTATTTCCTATCCTAATTGATCTACCATCTATCGTAAAATATTCAGTATTAAATTGAGGAGCACCATCATTCTGTTTTACCCTAGGTCTACTAACTAAGTATAAATTATTAATTGCTTCTTCTGCGCTTCCAGGTGTTGGCTTGTCAGGTGTTGATCTAAATTCTGTAAAAGCTTCAAAAAGGAAATCTCTTCTTCTATCTAATTTGCTCGCGTCATCAATCATCGCTGATCGACGAATATATAATGTATTTGAATCTATAAACATAAAACGTGATTTAAACTGACGACCTTTTTGGTCATTATCTGACATATTTAATTAAGTGGGACTAGGATCATAAATATTAATTAATTCAATATGTTCTTCATTTGTTTTCTTTTGATTAAAATCTCTCCAATGCAAAATATCTTGGTACACATAATTTGACCAATAATCTTCCGTTCCTTTTACATATTTAGTTAATGCTCTACCGTATTTTAATGACAAAGGTTCTACACACCACTCCATAAAAGTTGTTTTTCCTATTCCTGATAATTCACTTCCTATATATATAGTTGTTGGTTGTTGTTTACCACATTTAGAGTTAAATAAACTAGTGTAATCGTTTCTAATCGTCATCATTCTCTCCTTCAATTTATCTAAAACTAACCTAAAAGATGCAAGATTTTGGTCTGACTTAATCATATCAAAAAGTAACTTTTCCAAATCTTTAAAACGTTTTTGAAAATTATCAAAATAAAATGGATCATTAATAATACTAAAGTTTAATTCTTTTTGTTCATCTAATTCATCTATATCCTTTTTAAGTTTTTCTAAACGTGCGACTAATTCTGTCCTTAAACTTGTCTTCTCATCTAAATATGTAAAACCTAAAAATTTTCCTAATGAGGATGCAATAAAAGCCCACGTGTCTTTAAGGGATGATAATAAAATTTTCCAATCTCTACATTCCATGGCCATTGTGTGAACCATTGCTGACATTCCTGATGTTAAATTCATACTATTGATTTTAGATCCACATCCTATTAAAGCTATTGATGCTACTGTTGAAACAAGCAATGCTACTACTGGGCCACCTGCTTTAATTACGTCTTCCTTAATTCCGAATTGATGTGCAAACTCTAATGCTTTAGCTAAAAATCCTTCTTCATCAATTTTAAAAGCTTCTTCTTGCATTTCAGGAAATTGATCTACATTTTGATTATCTGTACCGGGCAAATTTGAGATTCGGTCCATGCCTGGGATTTGTGATATTAATTCTGGTACATCGCGTATACTCTTAAGTAAAGAGCATATGCAATCAATACAGGTAATCAATTTGTTTGTATCAAGATTCCAATATAAATTATGTGTTTCTAATAATCTTAAAACTTCTGCTAAAGCATCATAAACTGTATCTGATGTATAAATCTTATATAAACTAGTTATAGTATTTATTGGTTTTAATTTTTCCATTACTTCCTGATATGAAAATATGTTTGGGATTGATGTTACAAAATTTTTTCCATCTTCTACTTTAGTTTGTTCTACCATATTCTTAAATTTAAAGTTATTTGTTTCAATATATTGGTCATAAGTCTCTAAAGTAACTCTTGCTCCTTCTTGTTCTCGCATATAATTATAGTACTTAATACAATATTCATTATATTCATCCTTAGTTGCTAATCTATTTTTAGGTAATCTTGGTCTAAATAAACATTCTGTCTTCTTAAATTCTTCTTCCTCTTCTGAATCAGATACTTCTTGTCGTCTTCGTCTATTTTGTCTCTTCCCTTGTTCTTCCATATCACTAAATTTCAATATTTCTGTAGGTTTAATAATATCTACATATTCAAAATGTCTAGCTACTAAAAATTTACTGTAACAATTATAACAATTAAAGTCTTCATGATAATTAAAAGGAATATAGTCCACTAATTGTCCATTATACAACATAAGATATTCATTTTTATAATCACTCAACTCATAAGTACATCCACAATAAGGACAATAACGCAACAAGAAATCTATAGGAGTTAAATATTGGTTAATAATAGAATCCCTAAAAATACCTAAAGGGTGACTTCTAGGAACTTTATCCAATAAATCTGCATATTTATTTCCTAAATTTAAGGTTAATTGATATTTATTTTCAAATGAATAAAAGATATCACTAAGGTCTATCGGTAAAATGTTAAGTATTGAAATATTTTGTAGATTACGTTCTAAAATATTAAATTCCTTACAATCTCCAAAGTCATTGATTAAGTAAAAATATTCATTAAGATAAGTATTATTATATGAGTCTATGTTACCATTTAATGCATGAATTAACTTATTACGTTGTTTAGCCATTTCTTCCAATATTGTTGATGCTTGAAGAGCAAACAACATTTCATCTTCCAAACTCTCAAAGTAAGGGTTTGGATCATAAGGGTCCGTATTCATAATCCGTTGAATTAGAAATAGCCTTTGCTTCTTAACAACTTCTTCAACAACATAAGTTTGTCCAATGTTAAGCTTTGCAAGTTTATAAACCATCTTCCATCCTTCTTCTTGATTAAAGGCTATTTTGAGCGCTGGGGTCTTCTTTTTCATTTGAGTGTTCTTCTTCTTCTTCTCAAGTCCATTTTTCGTCAGTTTCTTCTTATATAAGCCACAAAATGGAGCTCCGACGAAATGATAATGATAAAAATCATTACCAACTGCAGTCACATGACCAGCAGCTAAGATGTTAAGTTGTTGTTCAAATGTCAATGACATATTGTCGACGATAGTATGTCTATCCGCTATGATAAACTTCAATTTCAATAATATTCTGGATGAATAACCGCTATGTTATTCTTCAATTAATCGATTTTGATTTATAAATGTACAACCACAATGTTATACTTCAATTTATTTGAATAATCGCAATATTATTCTTCAATTTCAATATTTGGGTGTATAACCGCAATGTTATACTTCAATTTTAGTGAATAAGCGCTATCTTATTCTTCAATTTTAAATAGTTCGGATCACGCCGCTGTTGATCCTCCAAAAGAAAGCCAGGTGTTAAC